GGTTCTTTACGACGCTAACTAAAAAAAGATGAATTGATTATGAGGTCCAGTCTTAGGACGTTCATCTTCCCGCTTAGCAACCCGACCAAAGTCTACATAAGGAAGATTATTCCAAACAAGAAATCCGCAGGAAACTTTAGGCAGTAGTGTTCTAAAATACATATCTTGGCGTTCAATTGCTATTTCTCCTAAAGAGTAGGTTGAAAGAAGAAAAAAATTAACTCCCTCTATTTCATTTCCATAGTTGTCAGCATTATAAAATTTAAACCTAGAAGTGTCTATTACCCTATTCAAATAGATTTGTTGTAAATTTACGGGATCATTTAGATCAATCATATGATATGACTCAATATTTATATCATTAAAAGGAGCAAAATGATTTATTGCGTAGGCTAATCCTCCATATCCGCCTCCAATCTCAATTATTTTTAGGGAATTTTGACCTAATTTTTTACAATGTGATAAGGTAAGAAGCGCGTGATAAATATACCGAAGAGATGTAGGCGAACATTTCCCGAAAGAATAATCAAACTGATTAGGATTTCCTATTCTATCATTTTGATTACAAAACTGAGAAATAATCAAATCCGATAATTTAAATTCTTGCTTAATTAAATTATAATACTGCTGACCCTGTTCTTGCGAAACATGCTCTAACATATAAGTGTAAATAGGATTCGATTTAAAAGTAGACAAATCCTTTGTTGTTAAAAGAGTTTTAACATAATTATTATATTCAGTATATATACTATCTCTTTCAAACAAAGATTGACTCATATAGATAAATTATTATTTAATTTGTTTAAACCTTGTGATTTGTTACCTTATTTTCAATATCTGAAAAAGATTCTCGTTGAAGACCAAATTTGGGCTCTACAACAAACCAGTGATTTGGTGGCTGTAATTGTTTCCACGCAATGTCAAGACAAAACCAATGACATATCTTTCCATTCTGGGTAATATGTTCCTCCATACGTCTAGCAGCTTCTTCCCATAATTGTAATAAAATAGACGCAAAATTACGAGTGATTATATAACTAGATGTAGTCTGGCCATCAAAAACTTTTTTAAGAAAAGGTATTTCAGTTTCAATTGCTTGAAGAATATTTCCAGAAAGCATAATACAGTCAAAATAAATGTTTTTTTCGAAAATTTGTCTTAGTACTGTGTCAACTGTCTCTTTTGATTCGGTAAACATGAAATCATCTTCAAAAATAGCACAAATATCTTTACCTGATTGAAGAAAATGTCTTAGTGCCAAGTTATGGCTTTTTCCACAACCAAGAATACCAAATCCTGGCGTGTAAACCGCGTCAATTCGGTGAATTTTTTCAGCAGGGACTCCGATTTTTTCCATTTCACCTAAGAACTCAATCTTTCTATCAGGCCTACATTCCAGATTACAATAATAAATAGTATCTATATACTCCATTTATTAGTGTATTTGCCAGTTTTCTTTAGACTTGACCAATTTTAATCCATTCAGATTCATAAATATCTTGATAATCTTGCGCTCCAGCAGGTCCAAACCATTTCTCAGGTGCTAGAACTATAGGACTGCGATGCTTAGATAAGAAGGCACCCCACCAGGAAAAAGTACTGTTAGCAATAATATAATTTCTAAAATGCGTTAAAAAATAAAGTGTAGTTGCTGCGTCGGGTTCATCTATAATGGCATAGTTTCCGGGAATCTTAATAGTCTGCCAGAATGTTGGATCATCACTTACAAGAATGAAAAAGGGATTCTTTATATGTTTTTTGATTTCATTAAAGGCATTATAATAATATTCTGCTGGAAGTGGATTGTGTATTGCGATATTCTGCGGCTTCAAGTAGTCAGTTCTTCTAGCATGGACTAGAACAAAATTATCTTCGCCCGTCATAAAATGCCCGTGTTTTTCATAACATTTTTGCCGGAGTTCATCTGTTGGCTGAAATAATCTTCGGATTTCATCTTTGCAGGAAGCAAAATATTTGGATGATTGGAAATAACCATCAAGGATAATTGTATCAAATGGTCCATCGGCAATTTCTCTGAATGTAAAATGAGGTTCTACATACTTTCCTACGCGGCCAGGAGGAATAACTCCTACATGCGGCAACCAACTAGCAAACCAGTTATTATATTTGTATGGAACACCGTAGCGTTCATAATTTGGATTCATGCTGGAGGGTGGTAGTATTAACTTTCTGCCTGTTTTCTTGGCAAAAGCATATCCATTCGCGATTTGAAAAAACTGATTTCCCATTGTCCAGCCGTCACCAATGTAATTCGCAATATCTACTACAACTGACATACAATTATAGTAGAAATGTATAATACTTTTAATATCTATACGAATGATTACTTACCACCAGGTACACGCTCATTAGACGGAGGATTAGCCTGATTGTCAGCAAGGCAAGGAGCACACCCCCGCTGTCTAAGGACAACAACTTCACCGCTTGACTGGCTTGTCTGCTCCTTACGCGTGCTATTTAATGCACCTCCCGCATTTATACTATTGAAATAGTATGAAGAATAAATTTCTGCCATCTTTCTGCGTAGACGCGTTGTATTGCTGGTGTCCTTCGTTGACATTCTACTTAACCAACTCTTTTTATTTCACCCGCCGCACAAACTGAATTGCGTGCTTTGGGTTCTCCACCCATGCTTACTTGAATTGTTGAGCCAAAGAAATAATAATTCGGAGGCGGTCTAGGTGTGATAAATTCCGCAAATCGTGGTGCTACAGCAGTAATATTATCTTTAAGTTGCGATGTCTTTGCGGAAGCAGGCGTTGTTCCAACATTCGTATATATTCGTGTTTGACCCTTTACCATAACTCTGGACGAACCATCAACAGTTATAGAAGAACAGAGTTCTAATGTTTGACGCATGCTTTCTAGCACATTAGGCTTATCTTGAACTTTTGAAGGAGGACATGAAATAGAAGGTCGGGTATTTATTGGCGGAAGAGTTTTATAACTCTGTTGTTTTAACCAAATACGTCCAGACTCCATTCCTCTGTTGATGCCAGTGTTAAAATATTCTGTTTATTACTCAGGGATGAATAACACACCTTGGTATAAAGCAAAACTTTTATCTGATGATTTTGGTAAAAAAATCTTTGTCTCTATCGTGTGGTTCTTCAGTATACTCATCTTTGTGATTGTTTTTGTCTCAATGAGTTCATGTAAGAGAAAAGAGGAATTTGAGGATATTCCCTCATTTGCTGCTGTATCAGAAAAATCCGCTAAACTCAAAGATGCCGTCACAGCAACATACAAACGTGTCTGTTCTCTTGACGGTTTTGTTGGAAGCGGTGTTGCGGCTAATTTTGAGACTACACTGAATCTAAAAGTGGGCCTCGTTTCTAAAGACGAATTTGAAGCCGGACGCCCTAAACGAATCCAGCAGGCACAAGCACAAACGGCCGAAAAGAAAGCCGAACAGTTAGGCAAGGACTGTAATGGTAATCCGGTAATCGTAGAATGTTTTGAGGATATTACGGATTGGAGACTGCTAGATAAAGATATCCAGAAAACTCTTCAGCGTTTGCGGATTGCTTCTATAACAGTTTTCAAATGGATTTCGCCGAACACCCGGGGTTTTGGTAAGGCCGCCGCAATTGAACCTTTTGCCAATGTACCCTCCGCCTTAAATTTATTCATGGATAGTTGTGCCCCTAAGCCTATACCAGAACAGAAGCAGGATGTACCATCTGAGTACAAAGTCAGTCTATGGACACAACTGGGCACAGCGGAAGGTTTTGTGAAGCAAATCAATAGTGAACTTACAGTCTTAGAGGGAATCCAGCAGAAACTCAAGGCTAAAAAAGAACGCTTAGAACGGGGTGAATTGTCAGAAGATGATATAGCACTTGGCTCAAAGACAACTGCGAATCTTCCCTAAAAAGACAAAAAAAACGCAAAAGAAAAAGGTCTAAAGAAAACCGTTTGTATATATTCATAACAGTATGGCATCAAAGGGCATCTGTGCGGGCATGGACTTGGCAACCACCTACTGCTGCGTAGGAATCTGGCAAAACGATCGTGTTGAAATTCTTGCGTCCGAGTCGGGAGCACGAAGCATCCCCTCTTATGTGGCGTTTACTGATACTGACCGCCTCGTCGGTGAAGCAGCCAAGAGTCAGGCTGCTGGAAACACGGCTAACACTGTATACGATGCCAAGCGTCTCATTGGACGCAAGTTTAGTGATCCTCTCGTCCAAGAGGACATCAAGCGTTATCCTTTTAAGGTGGTTGCGGATGCGTCTGACAGGCCGCAGATTGTTGTAACAACTAAGGATGGTGAAAAGAAGTACTATCCCGAGGAGATTTCAGCAATGCTTTTGCAGAAGATGAAGCAGATGGTTGAGTCCTATGTAGGTAGCGAAGTCAAGGATGCGGTTATCACAGTTCCCGCCTATTTTAACGACGCCCAGCGTCAGGCCACGAAGGATGCCGGTGTAATTGCTGGCTTGAATGTCCTGCGAATCATCAACGAGCCCACAGCTGCTGCGATCGCCTACGGTCTAGAGAAGACGAAGGGGGAGAAGAACATTCTGATCTTTGACTGCGGTGGTGGAACGCACGATATCTCTATTCTGACGATTGATGATGGGGTCTTTGAAGTGAAGTCAACTGCTGGAAACACGCATTTGGGCGGAGAGGACTTTGATAACTTGGTTTGCGACTGGGCGTGCGATGAGTTCAAGAAGAAGACTAAGTTGGATATCAAGAGTAATGCTCGTGCTTACCGTCGTCTGCGAACGGTGGCCGAGCGGGCCAAGCGTATCCTTTCTACCTCAACACAGGCTACCCTAGAGGTTGATGGAATCTTGGATGGACAGGACTTGAACCTTGTCTTGAGTCGTGCTAAGTTTGAGTCTATCTGCGAATCTATCTTCCGCAAGGCAATGGAGCCCGTTCAGCAGGCGATGCAGGATGCTAAGATGAGCAAGACGGATATTCATGATATTGTTCTAGTCGGTGGTTCAACGCGTATTCCGAAGATCCAGCAGCTCCTCAAGGATTATTTCGGCGGTAAGGAGTTGTGCCAGTCTATCAATCCGGATGAGGCTGTAGCGTATGGTGCGGCGGTACAGGGTGCTATCCTTAAGGGGACTAACTCTGAGAAGCTGGATCAGGTCATTCTGCTGGATGTAACACCCTTGACACTTGGAGTTGAGACGGCGGGTGGAATCCTAACGCCGCTTATCAAGCGGAATACTACTATTCCAACCAAGAAGTCCCAGACCTTTTCCACGTATTCTGATAATCAGACGCAGGTTAAGATCCGAGTCTTTCAGGGTGAGCGTGCTATGACACGGGATTGCCAGCATCTCGGTGACCTAGATTTGAATGGTATTCCGCCGATGCCGCGTGGTATCCCGCAGATTGAGATTTCATATGATTTGGACGTAAATGGTATTCTTTCCGTCTCAGCGGCGGAGAAGTCAACGGGTAAGAACCAGTCAATCAAGATTACGAATTCCTCTTCTCGGCCGAAGGAGGAGATTGAGCGTATGATTCGGGAGGCCGAGCTAGCTGCTGATGAGGATAAGCGTGTCATGGAGCGTGTAGAGGCCAAGAATAAGTTGGAGGGCTATCTCTACCAGGTGCGGGGCTCCACACAGGATGACAAGGTACGGGAGAAGCTTGGACCAGACGCGGTGAAGACGCTTGAGGACACTGTAAAGACAGGTTTCCAGTGGCTAGAAGCGGAGGATGCCGAGAAGCGGGGTGCTCTTGAGTATGAGGATAAGTACAAGGAAGTTGAAAGCGTCTGCCGGCCTATCATGATGAAGATGTATCCGGCAGCCGAAGGCTCGGCCGAAGGGAACATGCCGGGAATGCATGGATCTGAGGAACCGGGTCCGGGTCCGGGCCCTAAGGTAGAGGAGGTTGATTAAGATTCTATTTAAATAATTCAAAATATAACTACACTATACAATGACTTATAATATTCGTATTCTTACTAAGAATGATTATACGAACTATTATCCGTTAATTAATTCATTTCGCCATACTGAATTTACTGAGGAAGAATTTCAACAGTATATGAATGATCTACCATCAAATATGGAGATCTGGGTGATTCAAGAAGATGATCGTCTAGTCACAACTGGAACAATTATCTATGAACCTAAACTTATTTTTAATAGAGTAACATACGCTCATATTGAAGATATTTGTGTTTTAGAATCTGAAAGAGGAAAAGGTTATGGTAAAAAAATCGTGGATCATTTATTTCAGTTAGCAAAAAACAAGAAATGTTATAAAATTACCCTTGTATGTGCTGAAGGAACAGTTCCCTTCTATGAGAAGTGCGGCCTTGAAAAACGGGGCGTACAGTGTTCTCAACTTCTATTTAAACTGTAAAATATTTATTAGTTTAATGAATGAATCATACTTTACGACTACAAGAGTTATCGGAGATCACACTGTTCTTAATTATAATATAAATAAGTACAGATTTTTAGAACAACTACAAAGTATCTTTCATATTGAAGATCTTTCACAGATTCATACAATTTCAAAAGAGTACACAGAATATCAAAAGGGAAATATTAAGAATCTTCAAGATGTTGAGGCTGATCTTCATAAACGATTTTATGAGTCAATCAAGTCGGACGATACGTTTAAAAAATCATATTGCGATTTAATCAAGGATATTTTTAATCATCTATATCCGGATGAATCCGTTTTAATTTATCAGAGTTTTCCTAGTATTCGTTTTCAATTTATTGGTAATAAGGCAATTCCGCCACATTGTGATTCAGATTCTACTGGAAAACATCCTCTCGGTGAAAAAAATTTTCTAATTCCGATTACTCATATGAAAAATACTTCCCGACTTTTTGTTGAATCCGCTCCCGAAAAAGGGGATTTTCAAGGAATTGACTTAGAATACGGTAATCTTTTTTATTTCAATGGAAATCGGTGTATTCATTACAATGAGACAAATCAGGAAAATTTTACACGTATTTCCTTTGATTTTCGCGTAATTCTTTTGAAAGATTATATGAAATATATATTACAAAATACAATCACAACTACAAATCCCCGCGATCCTGATAAGATACGTGTACCTGTAAAAATGGTAATTGGCGGATACTATCAGTCCATGTTCAAGAATGAACCAACAGAGAAAATACTCAACTGGCATTTTCAAAAGGAAAAAATAATTCAGACTCGTCCTTCATTCAATGAATTAGAAGCAAAGGCATGCTACGATTATATGACAACAGGCGATCCTTTTTTAACGGAATTTAAAAAGACAACTGAGCTAGAAGATTCAATTAAGAATTTTATTGGAACAAAACACTGTTTTATGACAACAAGCGGAACATCTGCTTTAATCCTTGCCTATCTAGCAATAGATATTCAGCCAGGTGATGAAATAATTGTACCTAATTATACTATGGTTGCCACCGCTAATTCAGTGAAACTTCTAGGTGCTGTTCCAGTTCTAGCAGATGTTGATGCGGTGACATTTACTTTAACACTTGCTGAAATAAAGAAAAAGATCACACCGAAGACAAAAGCAATTGTTCACGTTTCACTTAATAATCGTGAAAAAGATTTGCGGGAAATTGTGGAATACTGTAAAGAGAAGTCAATTTATTTAATTGAAGATGCTGCTCAATCACTCGGCTGCTTTAATAACGGAAAACATTTTGGTACTTTTGGAGAAATTGGATGTTTTTCACTAAGTACACCCAAGATTATTAGTACCGGTCAAGGTGGATTTGTTGTAACTAATAATGATGAGCTTGCATCACGCCTTTGGAAAATCAAGAATTTTGGCAGGAAAGCAGGCGGTCTTGAAGAATATGATATGTTTGGACTAAATTTTAAATTTACTGACATTCAAGCAGTTATTGGAATTGAACAGTTTAAAAAACTAGTCGAACGAATTCAGCGTATGAAAGAAATATATTCATTATATCTACAGAATATTCCTACACTTCTTCCCTCTATGGGGAATGAATGGATTCCCTGGTTTATTGATCTAAAAACTGATAATCGGGAAAAACTAATGCATTTTCTAAATCAGCATAATATTCAGACACGTGTAACATATCCCGCTTTACATGGTCTTCCAATGTACTCGGGAAATGACTCAGAATTTGTAAATAGTCTAGATATTTCAACAAATGGTGTATTTCTGCCATCTCATATACTTCTTACAGATTCTGAAATTAATTTTATTGGACGTTGCGTTCGCTGCTTTAATTTATTTAATTTTTAATATCTAATTATGACGATAACAATCTACGGATTAAATTTAGAATATCTAAACAGATTAGATTTAAGCACAGATATAGATTTCTATGTTGATACAAGGGAATATTATCCAAATAATAATACAAAAATTTTCATCCAAAGCGAACCTGATACTATATCAAGAATCTATGCGTATTTAAAAGATCATTCACATTTATTTGATTTCATTTTTTGTTACGATCCTTCGCAACTTCAGAAACCGAATGTTCATAAAAGAACTGCTGGTAATACTTGGATAGAACCTGTATTCTATAAATCAATTGATATTACACAAAAGCAATTTATGATTTCAAATATAACAGGATTTAAATCTGGATGTGTTGGATATTATTTACGTCATCAGCTTTACTCATATCAAAAGGCTTTTGAGAAATTTCCTATTACATTTTATAGGAGCAGTGCAAATATAATTATTGATGAAATTACTATAAATCCATGTATACCAGAAAAACCCTCATCTTCCAAATATATTCTATTTGAGAAGTATCAATATCACATAGTTATAGAAAATACACGCGAATTAAATTGTTTTAGTGAAAAATTAATTGACTGTCTTATTACAAAAACAATACCAATATACTACGGATGTGAAAATATCGGAGAATACTTTGACACAACAGGATGGATTATTCTTACAAATCCAGAAAATTTCTTACAGGATTTATACATTCAACTTGATAAATTAAAAGAATCATATTATATGAATCATTTAGAGATCATAGAGAAAAATTATCAAACAGCAATTCTGTTTTCTAATGCTGAAACAGATATGCTAAACCTTCTTAAAAAACATATCCAATAATTTAAGAGCAGAATGTGCCTCAGCGTCTCTAGCAATAAAATCCAGATTTGTTTCATTAGGAAATGCTAGAAAATTACGACAATCCGCCTTACAACCAGGTAAAACTTCATCAATCAGATAAATGTTATACATTTTCTGCTTAATTAAATCGCAAATTCCAGCAACATCATCCGTTTCCAAATGCTGTTCAAAAGAAATAATAGGTCTGCTAGAATCAATGAGTTTACTAGCACCTTGAACTATATTCAGTTCCATTCCTTCAACATCAAGATGAATGTATCCAACATTTTCAATGACCTTATGTTCTAGCAAAAAATCTAGACTATAACTCTGTACTTTGTGTTTTCCGTTTTCTTCAGTGTTTCCATAAACAAACGAACAATGAAAAAGTTCATCATTAGTTGAAACAATTTTCTGTGTTTCGCTAATTGCTGCTTGAATAATTTTAACATTTGAAACTGAATTTACCTGTTGGAGCATGTATATGAACTGGCAATTATCCGGTGAAGGATCAATTGCATAAACTGTTCCTGTTATATTTTTTGCCCACGGAATTGTATTATCACCTATCCAGGCTCCAAGGTCAATAAAGTTTTTAGATGGATCAATTATGCGTTCATTTATAAGATAAGAATGTATCTGCCGGAATCCAACTTCATGGTACGCACGCATAGCATAATGTATTGTATTTGTATGCTTAGGAAGTAAAATTTCTACATTATTATCACTAGGAAATCGGCACCCGTAAACTTCCATTAATAGAAAATCATTTATTATTCACTTTGTTCTTACGCGTCTGTGTCTTCGTCATGATTTTTTCCAAGTACAAACGAACAGACTCCTTCTTTGCTAAAACGCGTTCTCTATGACTTTTCTTGAGTTCCGGCAGTGATGGCTGATGGCCTAAGCACGTGAAAGGAAAAAGAGAAATCTTGGATTCACGAGGCGAATTAAGACGCATATGTCCTTCAATATCAATTAATGCTTGGACAACACATAGAATGCGTCGGCCTACCGTATTTTGAAGACCCGAAAACCACATACTATAGAGAAGGGTTATGCTAGAATCCACGCTAGCCACACGGACAATGTATTTTTCCGAATCATAGGGAATATGAATACTGAGGGAAAGGAAAGCATGACACGCGGTTGTGGGAAAAATGGTTGCTATTCTGCGTTTATCAAAAAAGACTTCTCGGCGTTCTGGCATGAGTTCTCCCACTTCTTCAAAGTTTTTAATAGTTACATCACTTGCTGGAAAACGTGCTTTAAGTTCAGCGGCTAAATAATCCGTTGTCTCATCAAGAGTCTCAGTTGTTAGAATATAACGGGGATCATATTTCACTAGAGAAGAACCGAGGATTGTCTCAGTTTCGGCGGAATGTTCTGCTAGTGCTTTATAAACACCCTCCACCATCGCTCCAGCAAAGAATGTCCGTGTATCTGTTAGAACTTGGAGAATTAGACTGTGGAGCCGTCTACGCTTTTGAGG